AATCCTTTACTCTCTTTTTAATTTCATTATAACATAATTTAGTACTATTTGTCAAATCAAAGTCTCCTTCGTCCGAAATTTTATCTTCAATATAGCATAGAAATAGACAATGTAATATATCATCTAAAGCTTGATCACCAGTCACTCCAGCACCTCTTAGTAGATTATGCATTACGCCTAAGAAAGAAATAAATTTAGATTTAAATGATTCATTCTTTTCTGTAGCTTGAATCATACTTTCGGAATTTTCATAAATTAGTTTGTTCGTTCTATGTTTCTTAGAAATATCCATAGTTGTTGATGGTTTTATGATTAGTTTAGGTAGTTTAATTGTTTCAATTTTATTAATAATATCTTTAATATCATCTGTTTTATATTTTTCCTTTAATTCTTCACTCGACATAGATTCTAGCTTTAGTTTAAAAATGGTACATTTATCTTTGTGTTTTTCTGTAGCTAGATGGCTCTTGTGATGACTCATCTGAGTTTGAACTGAATCGCAAATCCCACATTTATATTTTTGAAACATCTTTTATGTTATTATATTAGAAAATAATTTTAAATCAATTTTTTAATTAACATTTAATTTGTTAAAATAATCTATATTTGTATTAACCTTTGAATTATACTAACATTATTTTTGTTATTTTCTATAGATTTAATAAAAAGATTTAAATATGAAAAAATTGAATAAAATTATTCAACAATGTCTTAAATACAAACAAACAGAAAACAATCCAAACCATGCAGTACTACAATCCACCAACAAATCACGATGCCTTTAACAGGTATTATAGGGAGCGCCAGGTAAGTATTCGTGTTTCTAATAAATTAACAGAGGATATTTGTGGAAAAAACAAAGCAAATCTAAAGATGCTACAAAAAAAATATAATATTAGTATTTCGGCGATTAATATTTGGAAATGGAATGAAGTCGAATACCTTTTTACACATAATAAGTGGCTTAAATTGGATGATCCAAAAAATCTGATTCAACTATGTAGGCAAGAATTCTATATTCTTGAGGAGAAGGCAAATATTAACCTGAGAGAGAAAACAACATATGGATGTAAGAGTTGTATTAAATATAGGAGGGAACTAACCTTGGTTTATGTATTTAAAGATGATTGTTCTATCTGTAAAAAAAGGCATGGATGTAGGGACTGTAAGAACGAAGATGGCATATATGATAATCTATGTGAATATTGTGGGCGTAGTAATTGCTGCCCGACTTGTCTAAATATTGATGGAACAGTGAATCAAAAATGTGGTTGTTGTAAGCGACGATAAAAATATAAATAGTATAGTATAATGGATGTCACTAAGACAAAAGAAATATGTATAAAAAAAATTAAGGAAAATATTTTTTATAATATTTTGTATGCCTCGCCTTCTTATTCTCCTAATTATAGATATTATTGGATAAGGGATGCTGCTTTAGTATACAGAACTATTATAGAAGAACATAAGAGAACGAATTTATATTTATCAGAAATAATGAATTATATAGAAACAGAATCAGAATTGCAAAATACAGATACACTAACCGGATTGGGCGAACCTAAATTTAATCCAGATAAAAGTGCGTTTAATGAACCATGGGGTAGGCCACAGAATGATGGCCCAGCACTTAGAGGATTAAATATGATAAATTTATATAATTTTTTTTATAGTATGAAGTGGTATACACTATGTAATAATGTTATATTACCTATAATAGAAAAAGATCTGGATTATATTGTACGTAATTATAACTGTCCTAGCTTTGATTTATGGGAAGAACTATATGGGTGGCATTTTTATACAAGGGTGGTGCAATTTAAATTTGTAAAAGAATATTCTAATTTTATAAATAAAGTTTACAAAGATTATAACTATAATTGGATAAATAATATATTAGATGATATGCTAATGAAAATTAATCATCATAAATCAGATAATGGTATAATTTCTTCATTTGATATATATGGAAATATACAAAAACTAAATGATACATCAGTTATACTGGCGTTAACTCATATAGATTTCGATAAAAGTATATTATATTCTATTGGATTAGGAAATTTCAAAAAATCCGCTGAAACTATTACAAATGAATTTAAACAAAGATATAAAGATGATACATATGGTATGGTTGGTAGATATATAAATGATAAATACTATAATGGTCATATATGGATAATTTGTTCTTTGTCTATAGCTCAGTTTTATCTATATATCTATAAAACTGAGAATAATATTAAATATAAGAATAGTTCAAACAAAATAATAGATTTTGTTGTGAATATCAATAAAAATATGGATATAGCCGAACAGTATGATATTGATAATAGCGAACAGATTTCGGCAGAAAAATTAACATGGAATTATTCTGAATTGTATTTCACCTGTAAACTATTAGAATAATATATTATATTATAATAATGAAACAAGTTATTACTCTATGTTTATTGGTATTAATATCAATTCTTATGTATAAAATAAATAATTTTTCTAATGTTACTAATTCTAAAATTAATAAAGTTAATAGTGAGATAATGAATTCATTTGTTGCAGATGTTTCTGTTAATGATGAACTTAATAATATACTAGAAAATGAAGTAGTAGAAAATGTGGTAGATGAAGCAGGAGTAAATAATATTATAAAGAACGAGATTAAGAGTGAGAAGGGTGAGGAAGAAACACTTACGGTAAGGATTTCTGATGTAAATGAGTGTAAAGATTGTACTAAGGAAGTATTGGCGAATATTTCTATGAAATATATTATAGATTCTCTAAATCCGGCAGATTTAATGGATATAAAAAAAATGTTAAACAAATCATCAAATAAAATTACTAACAAAGAACTATTTGATTTAGTAGAGGTAGATATTGAATTTTTTATGGGTTTTTTGAATATAATTATTACTTTTAAAGATATGCGATTCAAACAGATAATAGATAGTAAAAAAATGATGAGTGATGCTATAGGTAAAGGTATTTATGAAAGATTACAACAGGTTAGAGCTTTAAAAAAGTTAAACCAGAATTTAGAATATAATACAATAAATCTTATATGGGAAAATGGGTATGAAGAAGATTTAAACCCATATCAGCGTATAATACATGATGATAATAGTAATGAAATAAAAAATGTAAATAAAGCTCCTAAGGAATTTAATGATGAATTCGAACCAAATAGACTATTAAATAATGGTATGTATTAATTTAAACAATCATATCTTCTATTTTCCAGTATTCTTTTTTTGTGTTAAGATCTCTTTCAATAATGAAAGGAGTTTTGTGTTTGTCTAGTTCTAGTTCGGCAATTTCTACTACACTAGTCATATATTTAGGTGGATCAATAAAAGGTTGGGCTCCCATACTTAGCTGAGTTGCACGGATACCCAAGACAGCAGTTCTTTCATATTTAGAAAGTTTATTGGTTGTAATATTATTTTTTTTTAGGATATGGTAGTTTTTAAGAAAGTCGTTGTTATCAACAAATGTCGGTTCGGAAATGATATTAGAAGACATATTATTTTATAATAAAAAATATTTATAAATCAATTTTTTAAATAATCCTAATTACCATACATTAGGTTCGATTTTATTCTTATGGCAGTCAAGACACATATAAATGTATTTCATATTTGTTTCATCATAGTTAATGTAAATAATATTCGGAGTTTTAGCAGGACAATTCTTATTAGGACACTTGATACCAACTGTTTTCGGGAGTGATGGGTCATGATGAGTATATTGATTGATAATAGATTCCTTTTTGATACCATCTGTGTTAAAATTTATTGAGTAAACACTGCTTTCCTTTGGTTTGATAGTTTCGTCTTTATTACCACAACATCTACAATAATAGATTAGTTTCTCTTTAGATTCAACATTATCTGTTTCTGGATCCTTTATATCTTCATTTTCTATTTTATAGTAAAGCATATTGTCGCAATTTTCACAGAACTGCATTTTGTTGTATATAATATAAACTATACTTTAAATTTCAATTTTATTATTATTTTTTAATTTCCATCTTTTTTTATTTGTTTTTGTTTGTGAAACAATGTATAGTTTATCATCATTCTCAGAGATTTGTTCATAACCTACGTCAAATAAATTAGAATTTTTATTAGGTGCTTTACGTTTAGATATTTTCACTTTAGGTACTAATAAATTATATTGTTTTATACAAAAATTATAATTAACTTTTATAAATAAACTATAAATCTGAGACCGCAATAAAGAGTTATCTATAGATTTGGTTGATTCTATATAATTCAAAAAAAAGTCTTTATTTTTAATAAATAGTTCTTTCATAATAGGTCTAAAGCATTCAAATGTTTCTGGAGGTTCTATAATATTTTTTATAACAGCAATATGTAGATTACTATATTTTATAACATCATTATATTGTTTTGCTCTTGAGTCAGTAATATCCATAGCACCCCATCCTGGTTCATTTTGTATAGGATTTTCATTAAGTAGGGATTGTAAAGATAATAGAACAGAATTCAAAGAACAGACAGCCGTCCATCCAGGACCATCCCATGTATTTAGAATAGAAACACAAACTTTTCCATTTGTATATAGATTTGGATTAAATCGAATATTATTTCCCTGTGTGCAATAAGTAACTTTAGGCGGATTAAATGGATAATCCGCTGGAAAGGTTAGCTTAAATAAATAGTAACCCTTTTCATAGGGAGTATCATTATTCCCTATAATTAGAATTTTTACATTATTAATGTTATTTTCACTAAATTCACAATAAATTCCATTATCCTTTAAATCACTATTGGTATAGTTCTTAATGTCATTAAGAATTCGTTTAGTAGAATTCATTTATAGATATATATAATTATATTTAAATAAAAATTTGAATTTATAAAATAAATAAAATGTATTATTAAATTATTATGAGTTCTACAAAAATCGCAAAACCGCTTGTCCAAACTTTGAATTCATTCCTCAACAAATATAAGAGGAATGATAAGCCAGAATTCACACATACTATTATTCCAAACCATCCAGTCCATTATGGTGGTTCATATACTATTCCCGACGACAAGTATGATAAATTTCTAGATATTTACCATAGAGATGTCTTTGAACAAGGTAAGGAAGCCTATCTTACTGAAAAACACAAAGATTTTTCTCCGGTTTTGATTGATTTAGATTTTAGGTTTAAACTAGAAGATAGTGATAGGCAATATACAGATGAGTTTATTGTTGAATACCTAAAATGCTATATAGAAGAGGCAAAAAAACTACTAATTATTAAAGGACATATTGAGATATTTGTTTTGGAAAAGACAAAACCTAAAGTAGATAAAGAAAAGAAACTAGTAAAGGATGGTATCCATATTATTATCCCTAAACTACTTACTCTTCCTATGATTCAGTATATTCTTAGATATAAGATGATTAACAATGCGCGTGTTCAGGATATTCTATCTAAGCTTGGCATTACTAATCCTATTGAAGATGTCATTGATATTTGTGTTATTGAGAAAAATAACTGGCAGATGTATGGTAGTCGCAAACCTAACTGCGAGGCCTATAAGCTAACACAAATCTATGAATCATTTAACACCAATCTTAAGTTGATTGATGTGGGTAAATATAATCATCGTAAATTGTTGGACCTAATGAGTATTAGGAACAAGCAAAAGAAAGATATTACACTAATTAAGGATGAGAAACATGAAGAGATTACAAAGATGTATCAGGCAATTCCTCAGAAGGAACGTCTAAAGAAACAACAACGTCCCGTGATTAGGAATAAGAAAAAGAAAAGTCCATCAAGAATTAATACTAATTTTAATGAAAATCTTGATAAAATCAAAAAAATTATTGATATTCTTTCTGTAGACAGAGCAAATAATTACAATGAGTGGCAAAACCTTGGTTGGTGTTTGCACAATATTGACGACAGGCTACTTCCTATCTGGATTACATTTAGTAAAAAGTCATCTAAATTTAAAGATGGTGAATGTGAACAGGAATGGCCTTATATGGATAACCAGGGTCTTGGTCTAGGAACACTCTATATGTGGGCTAAAGAAGATAATCCAGAAGCATATGCCGAACTTACTAAAAATGACCTTCGGAAATACCTCTACAAAAGTCTTAATGGTACACCTTATGCCGTTGCGATGGTAATGTATCAGATGTTCAAGGATGAGTTTGTCTATGCTCATAAGAAAACTGGATGGTATCATTTCTCTAACCACCGATGGAAAATTCTTGATGAGGGTATTGAACTAAAAAAACGTATTTCATCGGTTGTTCTTAAAGAATATACTAAACTTCGTCTTGAGTTTAGTAATAGGCAGAATAATCTTGATAGTGATGATCCAGATTTTGATGAACTGGAAAAAAAAATTAAAACCATTCATGGTTTGATTGATAAACTACAGAAAACACCATTCAAGGCAAATGTAATGACAGAATGTCAGGAATTGTTTTATCTCGAAGATTTCGAGGCAGAACTTGATATCAAAACTAAGTTGATTGGGTTTGAGAATGGTGTCTTTGACCTAGAGAATAATACATTCCGTGATGGTATTTCGGAAGATTACATCAAATACTCTACAAAGATTAACTATCTACTAGACTTTGATAACTTTCACCCTCAGGTCCAGGAGGTTCGTGCATTCCTACACCAGATTCTACCTGTTAAAGATGAGCGTGAATATGCTATTAGGTTGCTATCTAGTTTCCTTGACGGTGAGATTAAGGGACAAAAGTTTCATATGTGGTCCGGTTCAGGTGGTAATGGTAAATCTAAGTTGATTGAATTGTTTCAGAAAACATTTGGTGACTACACTACAACATTCCCTTCAGCACTTCTTACAAAGACACGTGCCGCTGCTGAAACAGCTACACCTAATCTTGCTGGTTCAAAGGGTAAGAGGTTTGCTGTTCTACAGGAACCAGAAAAGGGAGAAAAACTAAACATCGGTCTTATGAAGGAACTTACTGGTGGTGATAAAATTACAGCAAGAGCTTTGCATAAAGACCCTATCGAGTTCTATCCACAATTTAAACTCGTCCTTACTTGTAATAACAAACCAGAAGTATCGGAAATCGATGATGGTACTTGGAGGCGTATTAGGAACCTTGAATTTAGGTCTCGGTTTGTAGATAACCCAGACCCTAATAACAACTTTGAATTCCCTATTGATGATGAATTGAGTCGTAAAATGGAACACTGGCCTGAAGCATTTATGTGGATTCTTCTTGAAGAATATAAAATCTACAAGAAAGAAGGTATCTATGAACCTGCTAGTGTTAAAGAAAACACAAATGAATACAAGAATAATAGTGATCCTTGCTCTCAGTTCTTCTCGGAACGTATCAAGGAATCCAAGGGTGAATCTATCCATATTGACGAGGCATTTACACAGTTTTTGGAATGGTTCAAATCTGCTTATGGTTCTGGTAAAACACCTTCTAGAAAAGAACTACAAACTAGTATGAAATCTAAATATACTAAAGGTAAGCATGCTGGTATATTGTTTAAGAATATTTGTTGGGAAAATATCGGTGATAATGAGGAGCTTTCATTTGAATAATAGAAAACTAACTAAATAGATTAATTTACATAAAATAAAATTGAATAATTTTTTTTGATATATTTATAAATACACACACAACATCAACATGGAACCCAACAAGAACAACCTTGGTTTGCGCTCAGAATTGTTTGTTTCAGTCCGTCTAAACAACAATGTCTGTATACATCACTTTGATTCGCATGGTCAACTATTTAATAATGGCATAGAATTTAAAGATATTACATTCCTTTTCGAGGGACAGGAAGAACAGTTTTGGAAAACCTTCCACGAGGAAATGATTAACTGGCTAAATCTACTTGTTGATGGAAAGATAGAAATGGATGAAGTGATTTTTAATGTAATGCACGGTCTTCTTAGAGACTATGAAGAGAATAAGTGGATTAAGTACAATTAATTATAGCTTAGTTTATAGATATTATATTTTTTATAATAGTATTATATAATGGTAGATTTAGGAGGATTAAATGCGGACTTTAAAACGAAAATTCAAACTTCACTAAGTTATAGTAATATTAATGATCAAAATAAAGGGATTTTCTCTTTAGATTCTGCCCACGATTTTTTATTTGATTTATCACTTGCAAATGTAACGACCAATTATTTTTCAGATATACCCGCAGGTATACCCGCAGGTGTTAGTGGTGAAGATAGATATGTTTGGTATCTAAAACAAAAAGGGATTTATGATAATGTAAAATATTTTGGAGTTCAGGAATTAAAAGATAAAACAAATCCCGGTAGAAGATTTTGGTATCTGGATGATACAGATGTTTTACGAACATTCGGGGGAAATGCTCCTAATCAGATATCAAAAGATACAGGTAATTTTATATATAATGTAATGTTTAAAAAGGCAGACCCGACAAAGATAGAATCTTTCGCAACGAATAAATCATTTTTGTTCCAAACTATACATGATGCTGGAAAACAGTTAATAAATACACATATGCCAACTGTTTCGAATCATATTGATTCAGCTGGGACACCAAAAAGAGATGTTAAAGCTAAAAATGGAACACCAGCACCAAGCATTTATAATCAATACAACGAGGGTGTAGATAGTGATGCAATACAAGATAAACAGTATATAGATTCAACTATTATGGCTAAAGATGGTGCTGATGAGGATGGTTTCTGGAGTATGCGCGTCCCCGAAAGTACTAGGCCTGACCCATCAAAACCTTGGTATCATACAAAATATAGTCTTCTAATTTACAGCTATATTAGAACGATACTTGGAAATCAACCTACTTTTGATGAACTATATCAAATAAATTTATTTGTTACAAATTTTGTTTGGCAGTTAACGATGGTGTTTTGTTATCTAAGTTTTTCTATAGACGAACGAAAAACAGGTATACCATGGAAAGCCATAGCATATTTAAGAACTATAGAATTTACTTCATTTGAGAAAGGACGTATACCTAAATATATAATATTTAGTCAAACTAATAATATATATCTTACATTTAATGAATGGGCAATTGAACTCGGAGTCAATGATGAGTTAAATGAAGATGAACTGCGCGCAGTGTCCGCTATCTGGGAACCAACGACGGCTCCACAACCATGGGTCGTAACCCAATCTATATGTGCTGACGAGATTATAGAACATATAAAAGACCCTAAATTATTTATTTCTTCAAGAAGAGATGAAGACGCTGAAATAGTAGATACAAATATTTTACCAATGTTTGCAAAGGCCCAGTATTTATTTGCTGAAGAAAAGAATGTTCACAAACTGATTTTACAGATAATTAAATTCTCGGGTGATACTTCACATATGGTCCAAACAATTCTTCAGTTGGAAGGTTTTAAAGAGGAGAGGAAACTCACCAACTACCCGAAAATCCCCAGAATAACAGTATTAACAACATTAGAACGTATTTTGTCGGGTCGTATGTTGAATTATATAACAAATACAGACGATATTAAAACAGAAGAAGATGTGAGTGTATTATTTGAAACCGGTGTTTATTTACAGGAAAACGACCAAGGAAGACATGAACTGTTAGTTAAAAGGATAAAAGATAACCAAACTATTGTTTCAGGTGATGAGGTGGCGGACGACGTCTGGAAGGGGGTAAAGGTTAAATATTTTGGAGTTTATGTTATGGAAAATATTCGAAACAGAATACGATCAACTGTTGATAGTTTAGTACAGAAAAGAAGTTCAATAAATAAGAAAATAAGCAAACTACCCCCCCACACTACAACTACTAAGTTAAATTTTATTTGGGAGACTCAGAAGGATTTTATAGTGATCCCAGAAGAAGTAGCTGATGCGGATTTAGTAGAACAAAATAAAATATTTGTAAACCATCTAAAAGATTTGTTTGAATTTGATGATATTTTGGAGCAATTGATAAAAATTGAGGAAGTAGTAAATATTGGCGCATTAGTAACTAACGACCTTCCTACTGAATTAAATGAGTTAATAAGACATGTTTTGTATGGATTTCAACGTGATGTATTTGCTTCAGCAAGAAAACGCAAGAATGTTCCAAGACATACCGAGTTTGATTCAAAAGGATCGCCGGGTGTGAATACCGATCACCAATCTGGAGAACTTTCAAATCTTACTCTTAATATAGACCATACAAATCCTGATTTTAATCAAATGTTATATGATGTTATACCTTTTCTACCTGGTAAACTAACAGTAGTAAAAGAGAGGATTGAGTTTTTATTAGATTATTTAAATTTATCAAAAAGAATTGAAACTGCCGCAGCACAAGAAAAACCAGTTATGGTGGAGTTATTAACACTTTTACAAGTTAATACATTTGGTACCGCTTCTGCGGCACCAGGGGTCTCAGACCTGATAACGGCTTTTTGGGCTACTTGTAGTGGTAAAATAGAAAATAGAGGTTCTACAAACTGGTATCTATCGCCTGATAATCTTCTTATATTATCAGACCAGTTTAGACAAATGGAAGTTAGACAACCGTTTGTTTTATATCAAAACAATGTTAAAAATAAAGTTAGTTCGATGCAAGAACTATCAAAATATATAAATGAATTTAATAAGAATCCTGATGAGGAGAAAAAACAGGAATTAAATCAAATGTTAAAAGGTTATATATCTTTTGAAGAATTTTTTGCTGATTTTTTTAAATATCCTACAAGCAATGATTTTTCGGGATTAATAAATTTAATAAGATTTTTTGTAAATAGTGGCGAACATGCTAGTTTAATGTCTAAGAGAGGGTGGCCCAAAAATTATGAGATATTTAAGGATAATGCTACTGAAGTAATTAATATACTAGAAAAATTGAATACTTTAGCACCAGCAGCACCACAGATAAATAATACGGCTGACACAATGATTACTACACCAGCACCACAGATAAATAATACGGCTGACACAATGATTACTACACCAGCACCACAGAGTGGGTTTGGTCGTAAGGGACCACTACGCCCTACATTAAAGAAAACAAAGAAAACAAAGAAAACAAAGGAAACAAAGAAAACAAAGAAAACAAAGAAAACAAAGAAACCCAAGAAACCAAAGAAAACAAAGAAAAATAAAAAACATTCTAAAAATAAATCTAAAAAAAAGAAAATTTTTCAATATGGAGGTGCAGGTGGAAGTGATCGCGGTGCTACAAATCCAGTAAATCAGTCTAATATTTTGATAGAACTACTAAAAAATATTAAAACAGCAATATCAAATACTAGTAACAACGAATTAAAGGAAGCTTTTTATAGAATCCAAATTATTGGATTGTTGACGAATTATCAATTATCTGAAAAGAAAGATGGTAAAACTGAAAATGAAGTCATAAAATCTTTTATTAAAACTGTGTATGACCTAGTATTCCGTGTCGAAACTTTAGGGGTTCTTCCTGCAACAATAGATAAGTTATTAGCAAAATTTTATTATATAAAATTAAGTCATAAAGATACTTCCTCATTTGTTGAAATTTTCTCGAAAAAGAATCTGTCTCCTTTTGTTGAAAACGAACATCAGAGGATTCATACGTCTACAGAGGCCATTGCAAATGTAATTAGATTAGGTAAGGAAGAACTTGAAGACCCCAATCTACAGCTGGAATTGTTTGAAGCTGTAGGAGAGGTAACTTATGTTCAGAGTGGAACTAATAGTTATTATTATGACTGGATAAATTCAAAGGTTACAAAGGCAGATTCAAAAGGAAAAATGATTGAGGAAGATGATATCTTGACAAATGATGAACCCGCGGACTCGTTGACGTTTCTTAGACTATTACAATACCAGATTGAAAGCTATAGATATTATTTAGCGTGGCAAAATGGAGAGGAATATTATGTCGAGACCCAAGAAAATTTAAAAACTAGTGAAGTGCCCATGTATACAGACAGAATTACTCGGTCTATACAAAAACAATTAGATGTTTATCAGGCTTATGCTGTATCTATGTATAAAATACTATTCTTTGATAATAAAATAGCAAACGAGTTGGCAATACTTGCCACAGATCCTCGTTTGGATGACGAACTTGGATTAGTAGCTGGAGAATTTTTATGGAATAATTTAGACTATATTTATGGTGTCTATTTATTCGATATAATAAAATCTTGGTTATTGCTAAAAAAAGAGATGTTGGGGGGGGGTATAATGAATGAATGAATGAATGAATAAATTAAGTTTAAAATAAAATAATCAATAGTATTATAATGCTTGCAACAATTTTAAATTGGATCCATGTATTTTTTCTATTTATACCGGTTCTAATTTATACA